TTTAGGCGAACCAAGACAGATCATCGGTCCATATGTGTTGTGGGGCAATTTTCCATTCATTGATTTAGATCCAGGCAGTATTATACCAAAAAAATACAAAGATACAAACGGTCTTGATCCATTACGTGCTAACAAAAGAGCAAAAGTCGATTTGTTATTGTCGATAAGGTTAGCCCAAGCTATAGAAACTCAGAAAACTTTGTTCGAGTATTAAGTTATGATTGATGCGGGTTGTCCATCATTGTCATACATTACTGTGTTACCGTTACCAGTAAATTTCAACGGAGGCGGATACGATCGAATCGGACCACTTGTTAAGCCTGCAACATTGTTTAATCCAAATGATAACCAATCAGGTGCTTGACCTGAGTATGGACCAGGTGGTGCGGCAAACGACCCAAACGGTTCATCAAACGCGCTCATAGTTGAAGACACATCGAACACCCTTTGAAATTCGCCAGTTGCTTGCATGTCTTGGTAATCAGCAGACGCTACATTATTGAAATATGATAATAATATATTTGATGTAGCCATTCGTGAGGGTAATTTACCACCAAATTGCCATGATGGGAATGTTCGACCAGATTGAGAGTCTGTCGGTATGATAGCATTTCCCGTTCGAGTCCGTAATCTTGCTTGAGCATTTAGATGCTCGACATATACTCCCAACATTGATTCCAACTTAGTGCATTTCTTTTTCTCCACTTCTATATAATATGACATTTGTACAAAATTGTTAGGAGTAAAAGATCCTGTTTGTATGCATGTCAAATATATTTGAGGTGAGTATAGTGTCTTTGCTGTTAAGTCTTCTAACTCAGGGTGAGGGAAAACCTGGGGTGGTGGATTTTTGTTATTGTTAGATGTTAATGGGCCTTCATCATTTGTAATTGTCAATTGTTTGAATATTGTCGCATCATCTCCCATATATGGGCCATTTTGTAAAAATGTAGATCTGGTCTCGGGATTATAGCCAAACGATTGTCCAGTTAATATTATTGGAAAATGTGTTACGTAGTCTAACTGTGCAAAAAATGATTGAGATTCAGGGCCGCTTCCAGCAGGTATTAATTCAGGCCTACCATTTTCATTGAAGACTTGCACATTTTTTACAACATACTTGTAACCTGGTTCAAGGTTAATTTTCTTTTGCAACATTGCATACGATCCCTTTTCACCTTCTATATCAAATATCATTTCACCTGCTAAGACTTCTTTAATTGCAATTAATGGCATTATCTCTTACCCCCTTTTTTCTTACCAAACCCGCCTTTTTTAGCCATAGCCTTGAGGTTTAATTTGCCATTTTTGAATCTAATGTGGTTTTTCTTGTTTTTGACATATCGATTCCACTTACTCATCTTTCTCTTCTTTTTTGTTTTAGTAGTTACGAGATCGGGAACAACTTGTTCAGTTGCTTCCATAAAATCAGTTTTCACGACAGGCATAATCATTTCACCTTCTTTGATGTATATCATAAAAGTGGGGTCTTGACCAGATCTAACTTGACCATACTCGAACGCTGGGACCGCAATCATATCAATAGGAGTAATTCTCTCACCATCTGCAAGCACGAATCCGGCCAACCCTCCAAGTAACCCACCACCAAGAGACCCAAGAGGGCCAAGCGGAGATAGTAAGGCTGAACCTGTCTCAGCACCCTCCACAGTGCTAACAGCAACTTCTTTTGCTCGCTTGAGTTTTTTTTTAGGCATCTCTAGACCCCCATCAAAGGTCTACAGACTGAGTTAGCATGTCATTGACTCTATCTTGAGTTACCTTAACCGATTCTGCAATCATTAGGATATCAATTTCTAGTGTTGAGTCAGTGTTTGCTAGCCATCTATCAGCGGCAACACCGATGAGAAGATCACTAACAACTATGTAACCGTCAGGATGCAAATCCATAGGACCGTAAAATCTGTCACTGTATGCATAACTTGTGCCAGCTGTAGCACTACCTTCAGGTGATGTGTTAGAAATATACTCTCTAAGACATATAACATCAGGAGACGCAATTCCTACATCACTTGCATTTTCGTATGCCCTGGTTGTAGCATATACTTTCAAACCTGCAACGTGACCACCTGCATCAGCAACTTCATCTGCAACCATCCAGTCCCATATACCGGTGTTGTCTAGTAGTGTGCTGTTCTGTTCTCTAATGTGAAAAAATATTTCCTTAATGGCTAATCCTTTCTTTTCTGTCACGGAAACATACGAAGACAAATCTATTCTACCGTAAACAGTAGTTCTATCCCCATTTGCATCAAGTGAAAATTCCATTCGATCTCTTAAAATTACGTCGTTTGCGTTTTTTGGCATGGTTACACCCACCTAATCACGGATTATAATCCTCTCGATTTCTTAGAGTGTGCCCCCACCACACCCAACCCTATCCTAACTTACCCCATATTAAGGGCACTGTGGGACATCCCATCTTGTAACGTGACCAGGTTGGTACTTTTTTTGCGTCATGTATATACATAAAACCGTTCTCAGCCGTTTTATGGAGAGGCAAAATTTGGTCTTCAGAAGTACGGCGGGTGAGAAAAGTGGCAAAAAAAACTAGACAGATATCATTGTGTATGAACTCTTATGAAATCGCGGCAAGAATGCCCAATTTTAGCGCATGGGTTAGAAAGAAATTGTTAGAAGAAGAAAAACCTAAGCGAGTAAAAAAATATTGGTGTATGGATTGCATGACATATCACACAGAAGACGAACTAAAACCCACATGTTATTCGGTGATATAATGCTACATATGGTTGATCTATGTGCTGGCTTAGGTGGTGCAAGTGAAGCGATGGTGCGTTCAAATAAATGGTCTGTCCTTCGTATTGATAATAATCCTCTACTTGCTGATGTTCCTTTTATGGTTATGGCTGATGTAAAACAAATGCAAGGTAAAGTCAAAAGTCACGCAGGCATTGAAAAAATAGATCTGGTATGGGCATCACCCCCGTGTGTAGATTTTAGTGGTGGGTATTCGTCTCCAAAATCAATAGCCGCCCGTGAAATTGGATTAGAAAATTACAATCCTGATTTATCATTAGTTAAAGCAATAAAAAATATCATTGATACAGTCCAACCAAAATATTGGGTTGTTGAGAATGTTGTAGGGTCTATTCGATATTTGTCAGAAATTTTAGGCGAACCAAGACAGATCATCGGTCCATATGTGTTGTGGGGCAATTTTCCATTCATTGATTTAGATCCAGGCAGTATTATACCAAAAAAATACAA